GGGGGAGTCAGAGGTTGCAGCGAACTCGAGTATCGGGCTACCAGCGCCAACAGAAGAAGTGATGACGGCGTCAACGTTGACGTTGCCACCAGCCGCTTCCAGTATTACGTCACCAGTTGCATCCAGTGTAATGTCGCCGCCTGTGCCGGAGGCGATCTCAAAGTCTGCATTGGTACCTGTACTCGTTAATGTGGTTGAACCGTCAGCGTCAACGTCTACGGCGTAGTGGTTGCTCGCATCGTATCGGAGCTGAAGCTGATTCGCAGTTACATCGGTGATTCTCAGAAGAGAGTCCGATGTGACCATACCGTTTGCAGCTTCAAGCTGAATCAGCGAAGCAGAGTCAATTATAACGTGTCCGCTATAGGCACCTGTGCCCTGAGTCGCAATCTCGTAGTGTGGAGGACTACCAGCACTGCCACCATAGGTGACTACTGATGTGTAGCCTGCAGCACTTACGTCTGTGTAATAGCCGTTAGTCTCAGCTGCGCCCTCCGTGGCGACTCTGGAAACGTATACGCGGCCCGCGACCGATGCGTTGTTGAAGTAGAGGTTACGCCCTGAGAGGGCGAAGCCCTCGACGAATGTATCGGTTGTTCTACCCGCTAGGTAAGGACATCCTACCCTTGGAGTTTCACTCATGGTTTGTTCAGTAGGGGATGAAGGATGGATAGATATAAATCCAGCGTTTCTTTATTAAATAATGAGATGTTAATGACTCAAAAAAGGGTTGGTAGGCCCAGGGTCTGCCCAATGGTGTCCAATTGGATCAAAACCCTCAGAGCCGAGGGACACAGCTATGATGACATAGCCAAGATAACTGGGATGAGCAAGGCGACGTGCTGGCGCTACGCCAAGGACATAGAGATTAAGCGAGAGAGACGTACTTCCTATCTCTGATCTCGGCGACCTTCCCGATATTAGCACTCCCAACTTTGCGGTAATAGCCGACAATCCGAGCATATACATCCATATCGCCACCGCATTCATCACAGGTTTCATAATAACCACGAACACTCCGACCGCAGACCCTGCATATTCCAAACGTTGCGGCGAAGTCATAGTAGGGGATCTTAGTGTTCTTAGCTATCTGCATGGTGAACTTCAGAAGCCCGCCAGGGCTTGGAGCCGATTCGCCAAGAAAAACCCTATGCACGGTCCCACCCGTAAATAAGGGTAGGAGTTCCTCTTCGACACGCATGCGTTCGAGGACACTCATATCTACATTTGGGGGCGTCATTAGTGTCGTGTAATATGGACCAGAATCAGTTCCCTGAGTGAAGATTCCTGGGTGATTCTTCCTATCTAGCATAGCAAGTCTTGTAGCAGCCCCCTCACCTGGCGTCTGTTCTAGGTTCCATAGTTTACCAGTCTCGATCTGGGTTTCACGGGTCCAGTCGCGAATATACTCGAGAACCGATTGAACCAAGGGGACTTCCTCCCAGATGGGGTTACCAGTCATATTAACAGTCATTTCATGGAGACCTATAATTCCAATAGTGCGGAAATAACGGTTGAAATCCACGCCATAATACTTGGTGAGTGGAAGGAGACCCATATCATACATATCCTGACACCACTCATTCTTCAGGAGTAGACCTTCCTTTACAACATCTAGGAGAACCCTAATATTACTAAGAAGCTCCGGGATATCATGAGAGATAAAACCGAGTTTACCCATATTAAGAGATGTGATTCCGATCGATCCCGTGGAGCCTTGAAAGGCCCAACGACCACCAGCGGGGGGAAGTTGTGTAAGGTCTATTGAGAGACGGCAACATAGCGCACGCGTAGAGTTCTCATCAATACCACTCCCAATAAAGTTAGAGAAATAATAACTACCGTATTTGGCTTCGGTTTCAGCTATCTCCATCCAAACTGGATCAGAGAAATCCGTAGATTTAATCAAATTAATCGAGGCAATTGGGAAGGTGAATGGTGTTCCATTATGATCGCCTTCATTGAACACATCATTGAAGGCGCGGAGAACAGTCATTGATTCATCATGGAAATCAGTGTAGGTGTTACCACCAAGGCTTGACAATTGATCTGGAACTGGTATTTCACGCAGATTCTTGGGACACTTCGTGTTGAACATAACATTCGTGAATGGACTTTCGGATCCAGAACGTGTGGGATAATTTAGATCCCAAATGAACTCCTGGATACCCTGTTTCACTTCATCATATGATAGATTATCTGAAGCTATGAATGGAGCGAGTATAGTGTTAAAATCATTTAAGGCTTGAGCACCCATCCATTCCTGCTGTGAGGCACATAGAAAATTCACAGCCTGATTGAGAGCGCTACTGAAATGCTTAGGTGGACCAGAGACAACATGTTGAGTCCACAATCCCTCGGTAATGAGCTGTAGGAAATCCGCCCCCATACAATAGGGTACTATGCCCCCACTAATATCATGAATGTGGATATAACCATCCTGATGCATCCGACGAATGTTGGAAGGATATTTGGATAGAACATATTTTTTTATGGCCTCGCCAGCAATAAATCCCTTCATCTGGGAATATGAACGATTCTGATTCGCATTTTCTTTTAACAACCATGATTGGCCCTTGAGAAATTCATTGATAGCATCAAATTCAACCGTAGTCTGAGTCATAGGAGTAGGCCTAACCAGATTAAACTTATAAGGCTTTGCAGGCATACAAAAAGGGTGTTTTACCGTGTTCAAAGCAAAAAAATGATGGATGCTATGCCGTTTTAACAAGTTCATGCAGCACGGAGAGGTCGTCCTGCATCGAGTCTGCGAGGGATGGGTTGTAGAGTGCGGCGGCGGGGTGATAAAGAGGGAAAATGATGGTGTCTCCCCATTCCGCTGTACATGGGATGATTTTGCCGTGGACTTCGGACATGTTGCGCCAGCCGATGTCGAATCTCTTGAAGATGAACTGTGTCGCGAATGTTCCCATTGGGACGATATATTTGGGCTTAATGTAGCCGAGCTCGCCTTTGAGCCATATGGAGCAGGCCTCAATTTCATCGACACGGGGCTTACGATTCTTGGGGGGTCGACACCTTACAAGATTTGTGATAAAGACTGACTTGCGGGACCAACCCAAGTTATACATCATCATGGTTAAGACGTTGCCAGCGGCACCGACGAAGGGGAGGCCCCGCTCATCCTCCTGACGACCAGGGGCTTCGCCTATGAAGACCACGGGGGACTTGGTGTCGCCGACGCCGAGGACGATGTTTTTTCGCCCTTCGTGGAGGCGGCATAGGAAGCATTCTTCGAGGGTCATTTTAATAGAGATTGGGCTAGGGATATAAATGGCTTTCCTGAGTTAAAAAATAAAAAGGGAAGGGTTTTAAGATAGGCAGACAGTAGTTTTAAAAAAAATTTACTGTTAGCTTTTCTTGAGATATTTCACGGAGGCATGCGCCCTATAGATCTTACCGAAGAGCTGAGCAGAGTAGAGGAACATGTGACGAGTCTTCATCACGTCACCAGTGAGCATCGCATGAGGCGGTGTCTCAAGGTACGTAATTGGAATAGCCACCCTGAGCTCGATATTATCGAGGTCGACCAGGTAGATATTGCCGATAGAGTTGCTCGTGCCGACTGTCGCGGACCTGTTATCACTGGTCTCGTTCGCGACGTGCCTCGAAGTGAAGAACGGAATCTTGATGCCGTTAGAGATGTACGCGGCCACGCTGAAGCCAGTGTCACGACCCTCACGAGTCTGAACACCATTCATCGTATACTGTACATCCATCTCGACGTCAAGATACCTCTGCTTCGGATCGATCAGCTTCTGCATCTCGTTGAGCGTCTTAGGCCCAGTGATGGCGATATACCTGCGCCTACGGCTATACGGAACAGCCTCAGCGAGGGCATCATCGATCATGTCGAGGGTCAAGACACGCTCAGAGCCAGAGCCAATGTCGACACCCGCACCAGCGCCACCACCGAAGGTGTCGTCGGTGTCAGTGCTCCTGTCGATCTTAGCGGCAGAAGTGTTCCACCACAGGTCTGGGTCGGTTGCAGCGCTACAGTATGTAGTGCTCGCCTCACTCGACCTGGAGATTATCCTGTCGAGGGACTCGATGTTATAGCTCGTGGCGTTAGATGAGGGAGTGTCGATGGTCTGGGTGAGCATCTTGTCGAGCTGGTTCGGCAGGTTCTCCGTGTGATAGCGCTTAATCCACTGAGGGTTGAGCTTCGGGTCGATCTGCCATGTGGCCCTCGTACGGGACATAAGGCTCGTCTCCCACGGATCAACCACGTATGCGGGCTCAACTTCCTCGATTGAAGCAATCGTGGGGGCGGACTCTGCTGAACCAGATGCGAACGGTGTCGACGTAGTTGTGACACCAGTCAGGCCAGCGAGGTCAGTCTCCCAGTACTTCATAGAGTCGCCCTCAGCGAGGAACGTAGTCTTAGGCAGAAGCTTTAGGACTTCGCTCCACCGCTCAGTGTACATGTGCACCGTAGCGGAGAACACGGGCTCGAAGTAGACGCTGTACGGAGATGCGGGGGCATCCCATGGACCGATGGCCTTAGCGATTTTGTCGCCAACCGCCTTCTGTCCGCCCAGACTGTCTAGGCCGAAGATGCTGTCGTGGGCGCCGCCCTCGTTATACCACCAATTCAGGTATTCCTTACCATATTGTAGTTGCTTCATTATAGTTCAACTCCAGCCCTCTCGAAGAGGTCAATCGAGTCAGCTGCCTTCTCTGCGTATTCGAATAGGTCGTCAAGGTTAGCTATCTTACGCTCAGTGGGCCTATCAGGTGTAACGGGGGCCTTAGTGAGAGGCTCGCCAAGCTCCTTCTGCAGGTCCTGGCTGATTTTCTCCTTAAGGGCGTTAAAGTCCTCAACGGCCTTATTGTAAGCGTCATCGTCGTCGAAGTCGTCCTTCGCAGGCTCCTTGTAGTAGTAGGTGACAGCCTTCTCAACAGGTGCAACTGGCTCAGCAGATTTAGCCTGCTCGGCCATGAGCTCCTCGAAAATAGCTTTCACCGCCTCCTTGTCAAGCGCAGGCTCCACAGGGTCAGCTGGCTCATTTAGCTCAGCTGCCACTGGTTCAGGAGTCTCAGGCTTGATGGCGTCAGCGATAACGTCTGGGAGAGATGCGATAGCGTCTAGTACAACTTGTAAGTCGCTCTTAGTTACCATAGGGGTTATATCCTTAGATTCTTTGGACATGGGTTTTTTCTCAGCAACAGTTTTTGCATTAAAACTAATAAATGTATCGTTATCTGGGGCCATTTTTGCTATATTTATGAAACAACCGCTATCCTCCTTGAATATAAAGCCCTTGGAGCCCGAGTTAATGCCACGTTCGCAAAGCGTGACTTCGTGCAAGTCGAGGGCGACGACTTCGCGCCAGCATGTAGACTCGTCACAGCGGGTCTCCCGCTTCAAGGCCTGCCCACCAATGCTGAAGGCCAAATAGTGCCCCTTACGCATCTCCTCCCTCAATTCACGGGATTTCTTGATATCGTTGAATATTTCGGCTAAAATGAATAAACCACGGTCATCCATACCAGATTTCCATAGGCGCCCCGATGAATCGGTGTACTCTGTCAAAAGACGGCCTATTTGGACGTTACCGTGCTGGTGCATGAGGTTCCGGCGCTCCACTATCCGCATCATACGGAAATAAGCCTCCTTCAGCGCATCAAGGCCAATTTTATCGTTCTCGCGGTCAACTAGGTCGAAAGAGCCGTAGCCAGCAATAACGAAGTTAGCATCGGCCTTAGCTATCGACGGGTCAGCATAAGTGAAGAATCCAGTGAGTTCGAATTCAGCCTTAGTCGTCACGACGTCGGGATAAACAGGCATAGACATATCTTGCATAGATATATAAAAAATAGGATATTAATGTATTGGTTTTTACGTGTTTAGACTAGGCATCCGAGTTGAAGCGCTCCAGGAACTTCATACCCCTCACGGATTCTATGCTGAACGCAGGCTTGTTGAAACGGTATGAATAGTCCACAGGAGACCCATCAACGGCCTCAGTGATGTTAACGACGACTGCAGACGGGGTATCCACGATTGAAGCCTTCGGCAGGCCCTCGCATGGACACGGCGCAGATGAGACGTCGGGGGCAGGCTCCGCTGGGGTTACAGGTGCGGGGTCTGGCGTTGGGTCGGGATCGGGTGCTGGTGGATCATCCTTCTTGATGTTAGCATTCGAGTCGCCATCGGAGCCCATGCGCAGCTGATCCAGGACCGCCGACCATTGCTGCTGAACACCCTCAAAGTCATCGGCGTATAGCGTGCGAAGCTCTTCCTCGATGGCTTTCTTGGCCTGAGTCTGCTTCTGATGGATCGCGCCACAGTAGGCGCGGGGATTATCAATGCCTGGCTTGTTACGCTTAACCCAGGCAATGCACTCCTTGAAACCGTCACCCCAAGGCCCCTTAGGCTTCAGAATGATGTCTGACTTAAGGACAACGCCCTCAGCTATAGCTTTCTCGGTGCGGAGGCTCTCATACTCACGGGGATTCTCGAATGGTTCATAGTCGAACTCGTAGATGTATAGGGGACCAGTCTTCCAAGCCTTCTCCTTGACGCCACGGTCAAAGCGCTCAGTCTCAGAGATGCGGTGAAGATCAATATAATTCAGGAATTCATCCGGGGACAACATGTCCACCGTTTTAAGCTTGATCTTCCCGTAGGCACGGGAACCCAGGAGGACGAACTCCTCACCGTTGATTTCAAGCTTATCAGGTCGCACGATCATCGTTTTGACGCCTAGATCAACCCAGCTAGCGTAGGGCTCAACCAGGATTAAACCATTACTTGTTTCGCTTGACATTTTCCTTATCCTTACCTTCCATAAACGTTATCTGATTGGGTTTATCCTCAATCAGTATGCGGAGATCACCGTTCACGTATCCGAGTTTGAAACCCTTACTCACCCTCATGCCTTCTCACGCTCCTCATCCGTAGCCGTACTCGGCCTAGTCCCATGGGGGTCACGCTGCGTACTGGTCTCATTGATCTGACGCCCAGAGGCATCAGAAGTCGTGGTGCCAGGTGGACCCTCAAAGCGCTGAGGGGAAACAGGGTCACGCACCCGCTCCTTGGAGACCTCGATCTCCATGAACTCATTGAACGTGACGTCGTAGCCAGCGTCAGTTAGGGTTGCGACGGTGCGAGCCTTCCGCTCCCATATCTCAGCGTCGGTGGCCTCATCCCGCTTCTCGAGCTCACCGAACTTCAGCAGCCAATCAGTGATGCCGAAGATGGGGAACAGGTAGCCGTTGAGGATCTGCTCCTTGTCACGCTGGATCTCGGTGATTGTGCGGTTCTGCACCTCGATTTGCATCGCCGGTGTCGTGCCAGTTTTTCCACGCTCCACAAAACTGATGAATACAGCCTGAACGCCATAAATGCCCGCCACAGCCTGAATGCAGAGCCTATAGTAGTCGAGTAACTGGATATCATCCGGGTTAATACCGATGTCATGCACCGAGATAGGTTGATCGGAAGTGAGGAAAATGGTGCGCAGATTCTTCTTGGAGCGCATACGACCAGAGCGGTCGTCAAGGACTTGGAGACGTTTCACCTCATTCTGCACTTTACGCATGAGCTCGGTGAGCTTGTTCTGGTCCCAACCAGGGAAGTTAACGAGTTTCTGCGGGCGACCCTCGCTGAACGTGTCGACGAACCATTCATCCATAGCGTTTATGACGTGGATGATGCTCCACAGACTCCTAGACCTAGGATTCCCGAATAGGCCTGGGAGGACGCGATACGTGGAGCCGTGCACTATTTGATCGATACCCCAGCGAGCCGTGACATCCTGATCAACCTGTTGAATATAGGCTGTATCGAGGCGCTCACATCCGCACTTTGGACATGGAACAGGCGTAGGTTTAACATCGTCATTAGTCTTATAATTCCAGCATATGGGACAAAACCATTGATTGGATTGCCCGATGTTACCGAACTCGTCGACGATGGGACGAACGAACTTGGGGTCGCGGACTTTGATCTCAGATGGAACAAGGCGATCCTCGAATAAAGAGTATTTAATCTCAATATACCAATCATCGGCAACGAGGTCATGATAGGTTATAGAGGACAGGATCTTACCGAAAGTCTCACGATCACTATTGGGCCGATCAAGGAGGAGTTCACCACGGCGACGCTGACGAGGGTCAGGTTCAACCAAGTTGTTGGACGAGCAAATCTCGCATTTGTCAACGGTCTCCTGATACTCGTTGTCACAGTTGTCGCAGCGCACAGCGTATTTGGGGGCCCAGTGAACCCCAGGGCGAAGAGTCTCCTGAATGATGGCACGGTAGACTTGCTGGATAACCCAGTTCTTATCGACGACATCGTAGAGTTTAAACAGGTTGAACTCGGGCGTCCTCGGTTGGGACTCGCTGTCAAGATGGAATTCTGGGATAATCGCATCTGATTTCCTGATGAGGCCCAAGCCACCGAGTAAGCGATCTAGAGTACTCATATACGGGTTACTCCGCTTCTAATGGAAGACTAGGAGCACCGTTAAATAAATCTTTTCGTAGATGGAGGCTATTCACGGTGATTTTCGGACGACTGAATGTGCTGGTGTCACCTGGGTCAAGTTCAATGTTGATTATTGGGGCGCCGAGAGCTGCGGGTTTGTAGGCCTTCTCCTCGACGTAGGATGCGTTTCCATCCATGTAGCCCCGTAGGAACCCACCAGTGAAGACGAAATTCATCTCGTGGTGTAGGATGTCCAGGGAGTTGTTCACGAAGAGCTGGACCTTGGGAAACGCTGAGCCGCGCTCATGGGTGTGTCCCATGCAATAAATTTCTAGGCCGGGGAAGATCTCCGCCAAGTCCTCGATGCGGTTAACCTTGCCCCCTGAGGTGCGAGAGCTGGTCCATCCATGGTGAGCATACATGTTTATGGTGGTTGTGGAAGACTTTACCTTTTTAGATGTTTTACGCTGGAACTTGAGGCGAATATAAGAGTCAATTGTTAGATATGGCATTTCTAGGTCGTAGGCGAGGGAATCAACGTAATTATGGGCGTGCTTCTTCCAGTGCTTAAGATCATGGTTACCGTCCAGGAGACCTATGCATTTATCGGCTATGGGTTTGAAGAGTTCACGGATCTTACGGTACTGGAGATCGGGAGTCGGATATCGTAGGTCGATACTGTCAAAGGTGAAACGCCAGTCCTTAGGGTCAATAGCATCACCATAGTCACCCATACCAATCCAGAGACAGTTATCATTGTCCTTGATGTAGTCTATGGTGGTTTCGAGGAGTTCAAGGTGACAGTTCGGGTGGCCAAGGTGAATGTCCCCCAGGGGGACGATGGACCAAAAACGGTTCTTCCTACTACTGTAGGGAATCTCTTTCTCAATGATTCTCATTTGAAGCCTAGAGGGTTGTTGCGATATATAAGGGTTTTTAGGACCTAGAAAATAGGCATGAACTCGAATCCGATGTCACGGACGGCCTTACGGAGCTGCCACGCGGCTAGGGCGAGGGATATGACGAAATCATCGGTTTGACCACGCGGGGCCTTATAACTGACGGAATTGGAGCGCTGTTGCATCCCGAACATGGAGAGCTCGTTGGTGAGCTCGGGGATGTCGGGATAGGTGATTTCCTTCTTATCTATCATTAGGGCGAGATTCTCTATAATATCAGCCTTAGTTGGGGCGGTGATCTTGAATGGGCGAACATTATCATATTCGGCTTCAAGCATCTCATGGACGGGATCGCCCAGGCCCGATGCGTCTGCGAGACCGAATGCTCTATAATCGCGAAGGAGTTTAGCAACCCGTTTCACCTGAAGTTTCCACGAGGATTTCCTGAAGCGGTCATAGGCGACGAGCTGACCAGTGCTTACATCCAAGACTGAGACAACGGTATAGGATGAGGCGCGACCCCAATCTATACCAGCGACGTATTCGGCGCCCTCCAGGGGGCCCTTAAGGAGGTCGCCCTTGACTGCGCCGAGGATGTTACGGAAAACCTCACCGAGATCGGACAAAAAACACGAAGCATATTCCTGATAATATACCCGTTCTGGAAGAGTCTTCGCTTGGACTAGATCGCGGGGGCGAATATATGGGTTACCCCATGTTGGAAAGCCCGCCATCATATCCTTGTAGGGCCTGCGCCAGGACTGCCAGACTTTACCATCATCTTGGCCCCGCATGAATATCCCGTGAAACCAGTTAAAGCTTTTTGGCGTCGAGATAGCCATACAGTGACCGAGATGGTCGGGGTCATCTAGGTTGGGGCGGAGAGTCTCATAGAAGGTTTTTTCACGGAGGCGTGCGGCCTCATCGAGGACTAGAAAATCGAGGCCCTCGCCAACGAGCGCGTTCTGGTTATCCCCACTTTTAAACCAAATTGAAGCATCGTTGACCATGTCGATGCGGCGATCCTTGATATGGACCTTCTTGATGACCATCTCGGGGATGAGGTTCAAGAAGCGTCGCCAGCCGATCATGGCAACGTCCTGGTAGGGCGCCACCCACCAGACCACAGCGCCAGGCTTCCCCAGATAGCGGAAGCACTCCATGGAGCACATAGTGGTCTTACCCCATTTGCGACCAGCGGAGATGACACGGAACCGTGCCGGAGAATTATGGATGAGGCGCTGATCGAGATGGGGTTCGTAGCCGATGTTAACCTGCGCTTTCGGCAGGGATGGATTCGTGCTCATCTGGTTCAGGTTCTGATTTTGACTGGTCAACTTTCTCTAACTCCTTCGCCTTCTTGGAGTCGCCATCTGATAGGGCGGGACCGATGATATCCTCAGTCGGTGTACCCATGCCCCAAACGATTTCAATCTGAGGCTTCTCAACGGTTTCGCCTAGCAAGTTTGAGCGCTGTTTTAATGCTTCAAGGGCCTGACTGTAGGATGGATTCGCGTTATCAACCATGTCGGGGAGCTGGCCGATGATGAGGTTGAGGGCGTCAATGGTGGACATAACGTCGGCCTTGGTGCGCTCTCGGGCCTCGTTTTTGATCTCCTCTATTAATGTGCCAAGGTGATTCTTCTTGTGGCGTGATAATGAGAACTTTGATATACCGTACATTCTAGCTAGGTCGGCCTGGGTTATATCATTCATGATGAGGTGGCGGTTGATGTCACCCACATCCTCGTGATTGCAGACTTTGCAGTTTCTCCCCAT